AAAAAGACCAAAAAATCGGGGATTTTCGTAACGATAAAAAGCTGGAACGTGTTATTGGCTATGAAAGAGGGCAAAATGGGATTGAATGTATCACTTTGTATGAAGACGTACCGTTCATCTCCCAATACATTCCAAGTTTTAAGCAGTTTACTGGGGTTTTTAGTCTTGCTTTGGTCGGCTGTTCTGCTCCGATCATTCTTAATTTAGTAAAACCAGTTGTTAAAAACGTAATAAAAAAACTGACAAAGAAAAAAGATAAGGTAGAATAGTAATTAGCATTGCTTACCTGACAGCCTCTACTCCAACGAGTAGGTAGTGAGCCCAGGGCCAATGCTTTTTTAGACAAGTGAAAACCCGTAGCTTGTCTACTCTAATTTATGAGTGTGCGGTAATACTTGATTTTTAACTGGACTAACAATTACATCTTTACATAGATCATAGTAGGGACTATCTGTGGCAAATGATATTCCCTTAATTTTTAACTCTCCGCAATTTTTAAGCCTTGCAAGCTCATAGTTTAATCTTTCTTTAGATAATATCTGACTTTGTATTTTTTCTTGTGTTGTAGCAGATTTCAAACAAGCATTTTGGAATCTTTGATCCAATGGAAAAGTAAACGTAAGTGCTGCTCCTGCATTTAATCCTAAAGAATCTTTGTTGCCACTATAATTTTGTTGCCAATAAAGAATTTTTCCGGGATTTATTAAATTGCCATCATCATCAACACTTGGGTCATATACTGGCGTTTCATAAGTATAATCAAATGGTCGTTTTTGATTAAACGAAGTGGTAACAAATGGAGAAAAAGATACTTGTGGTCCTTGGCATCTAATACCATTGCCATAATGATTTTCTATAGTATTTCCTTGTAAAACTTGTGTTGCAAAGTTTGAGACAGATCCACTAGCAGAAGCAGAGGGAGCAGCAGTGTTTGAGGTATTAGCAAACACTGGACTCCCAAATAATAATCCTATTATTGTGAGAATATTGTAGTTGTATCTGTTACGCTTTCTGATTGTATTGTGCGGGTCACATCTGAAACTGATTCTAAACCCGGAGGAGTGTAAACTTCGGTAAATTGAAAAGCATCTCCTTGTACTGTTTGTGTCCAGTTTGGTTTTTCTCCTAAATCTAAACCAGTCCATGTATAAGTAGTACCATTTATAGTTTCATTAACAGTTGCGTTTGGTGCTGATATAGTCGATCCATCATGTTGTACACCTGACCCTGTAACTGAGTATGTGTATCCAGAATTATAGTTTGTTGTTCGTATAGTCTCTGTAATATTTGTGGTAGTTTCTGTTCGGCTTGTGGAGCTACCCTGAGTAAAGTTAGGAACCACAGGCACAGCGTAGACAGGGCTAGATATAAGAAAAACAAACGGTAATGTCCTCCACATCTAATCTATTTGGAGGTCGGTAACAAATTGTCCAGTCAATGTTATACCTGTGCCAGTTCCTCCATCTAAACCTATTGTATGGTTATCCAAAGTTATGCTTGCTGTACCTACACTAGCTGCTGCTGAAGATGTTATATCTGAAAAGTTCGGCACCTCACCAACTGTTGCTGCAGTTGTAGGTGTAGCATCTCCCTCAAGGTAACTTTGAGAAAATGAAAACGCATCTCCAGAAGTGCTTTGTGAAGCTGTAACTGTGGTTAAAGCTGGAACGCCATTAGTAACTGTGCCTAATCCACCAATGGTTGAATCACCATCACTATTTACTGTGGCAACACCGCTACCTGAAACTGAATAACTTGAGCCAACTTTATCTGCTGAAGTAGCTGCTGATAATGCCTCAAGTTTTACAGTAGACATTATTGAATGATTTACATCTGCATATGCTGTTGGAATACCTGCTAGTAAAAAAAGCAAAAAAAGTTTTTTCATTTTACACCTGCTTTGTTGTTTTTATTATCTACTATAGTATCTTTTTTCTTTTTTATCTGAAAACCTAGTGATGCAGTAGACGCTGAAAATATCGAAGCTATGAAAGTTGGATCAAAGTCAACTATTTTTTTACCAGATGGCGGTTCATAGTATGAAAGGGATAAAAGTGTTGCCGACCAAAGAAGTACGCAGACTTTAACAATGGTTTCAACTTTGCTTGGTTCTTGATCTTCCATAAAAAATACTACCCAGAATAAAGACGAGATGACCACCGCTTAAGGGTAGTATGTGCCAAATTTAGCAAATACTGTTATGTTTGGAAAGTAACACATAAAACTATGTCTAAATTTCTTATTGGAATGTTTATCAAATTTGGTAAATCAGAATCTTTGCGAAAGGCAGCATTGTCACTTTTAAAAGCTTTGGTAGCTAAAACTGACAATGATGTTGATGATGCAATAGTAAAAATGATTGAAGACAAATTATTTCCAGTTAAATAATGGAAAAAAGTTTCATATCAGTATTAATAGAACCAATACCAGTAGAAAAAAAATTAGCTACTGAGGTTAAAGTAAGAGATATTATTGCCTGTACTGATATAGAAGTTTTAAAAAATTACACAATAAAACTGCTTAGACAAAATGTAAATCACGATTATGTATTAACTCATGCGTTAGTCAGAATACTTGAAATGGAAGATGAAATGAACAAAAAGAAAAGGTTTGGTTTATTTAGTAATTAATCACAATGTGGACAATCAAAATGCAATGGTTCTTGCGTAATCATTGCAGATAAAACAAGCAGAGCTAATTTTGTTGGTGGTTGTTCATTACTAAAAAATAATATTTTTTCTTTTTGTAAATGCACACCCTTTTTTGAAACTATTAATGAAGCATCTGCCATATCAGATGTTTTAAATTCTTTTTTAGATAGCTGAGAAATAAGTAAACCAACACCATGCTCATTATGAGTCATGGTGCAGGGATGATAGTCAAATAAATCCTCTCCAAAGCAATCAAGACCACATTCTAAATGATCTAAAAAAACTCTAACCTCATGTGGGAGCTTTTGTTTTGCTATACCAATTTCTTCAATTGGTAATTTTTTAAAATTCTTCTTCATTTTGTTCTTGCTTTTGATAATCAGAGACAACCATTTTCATATATGGATTGCCTGATTGTGATTGTGCAGGGAACATTTTTGCTCTGATTTTTACAGCATTATTGCCTTTATAATCTTTTATAAGATTTTTTTCGTCCATAGCATAATCGTAGAGTTTTAAAACCTCATCAACTGTTATTTCAGATACAGACCAATATTTGTGTTGTTCGTTTTCTGATTGGCAGTTAAACCACATAGAAAACTTTGATTTTGGTGTTTCAGACATTTACTTTTGCTCCGTAGATTTTGTCATTTGTTCACGAAGAAACTCCTCGTGGATTGTTAATTCAATGTGATTAGCTAATAGCTTGTTAACTGATGGGTAAAATTTATTTTTAAAATTATCCATTATTTGTTTTTTATCAGGTCGTGAATTTAATTCAGCACGCAATTGTGCAAATGCTTCTTCAGATATTTTTTCTTGACCCTTTGGTGGTTTTGTAGTTGATACCTGAAACTTTGGTTTGCTTGTTTTTTTAGCCTTACCAGTATTATCTGCATCAGCACATTTCTGACTAAATGCATCAGCTTCATCATCAGCTTGACCCAATCCATAAGCAGCAAGCAACATATATCTTCTTGCATATGTAATAGCACTACCCATTTTGTGGTAGATATTTTGACCTCTTTGATTCTCTGTAACTATTGGTAGTCTTGAATCAATGTATTCGCCAGATTCGTGCATGATTCTACAAATAATCCAGATAATATGATCATCTGCGTGTGATGTAGCACTTTCAATAATAAATGTATGTGATAGCCCAAATTTTGTTGCTGGACTTACAGCATATTCTGCTTCGCTTAGTGAAACATACGAGCCAAAGTTACCTGACGCATCACGGACTGCGTTGCTGTATTCCATCTGAAATTTGCATAACGCTGCAGCCAGTTTAGGAGTTGCGATTGGTTTTTGTTCGACTGAATCATTAGTAATACTTTCCATGTGGGGTAAGTTGTTTGGATAATTGTATTATATCAATTAGCCAAAGATTGTACACCTTTTATTTGTTACTTATTATAACTGCCATATATGAATAAAAGCTCCTTGAAATCCACCCTTTGTCGCAAATGACTTTTTTGCTCTGAGATTTACAACTAGAGAATCGTCTCGTAATAAAATACCACCACTAGGAATTGATAATCCATCTAAAGTACTTCTGCACAGTTTATCAATGTCACCTGTGGTTCTAGTTGTTGGGAAAGTTGGTGCTGATGGTTTTAGATTCCCTTCGTTTTTACCAGTTCCATAATGTGCTTGTGGTCTGTGAAATAAAAAGTCAATAAATATTTCTACAGGCTGTTCAATAATCTCACCATTGTTTATTTTTTGCTCAATACAGGCTGAAACAATTTGATTTCGCCATGGCATAAGAAAAGGACTTGCTTCTTTCATATAACCATTACGAAAACTTACTTTACTTCCTTGTGGTGCAGGCTTTCCTCTAACAACAATCATTTTTGGCTCATTCATCTTGTTTTATTACTTCTTTTTTCTTTTGTCAGTAAAAATTCTTGTAATGCTCTATTAAAAATTGCTTTTGGATTTTTCCAATTTAGATCACATGGTTCTGCTGTAGGTAATCTTATAACCTCTTTATTTAAATTTTTCTCTTGAGCTAAATATTCTAGTCTTGTTCTAAGTAATTTCCAAACAAATTTTTGTTTGGAATTAAACGGAACATCAATAGGTTGTTGTTTTAGTCTTTTTATAAATAATCGACATTTTTGCTCGTTTGATTGATTAATTATTTTAATCCATTTATGTTTAAAAGTTTGGTCCATTAATTCCACCAAGGTGCTAATTCGTATTCAGTTATGTCGACCCATTTACCTTTTCCTTTTTCTTCTGTACTGTCAAACTCCCAAGTCCTGTAATTAGGATCTAAATAAATTTGACCAATATAAGGGTTGTAGGGAAAATTAAATGATTTTTTCATTTTTGTCTTGATGTTTAAATTCTTTATTGTAGAATTTTTTATGATTTTTAAATTGTTCCTCACACAATACACGAAACAAATCAAAAATATCTTCTGATTCAATAAGTGTATCTGCATGATTATCCTCTTTATGTTTATCAGTATCAATACCGACATTATTTTTAAACAAGCACCAATGTCCATTTTCATCATGGAATAATTGATAAACAGCTAATAAACCAAGAGCAGATTTAGTATTTGATGTTGCTTCGTCATAAGCATCAAAGAATTTTGCAAAGATAAATTCAGATTCAGTTCGTTTCATTTTTTTAGTTCCTCACAGGCTGCTTGTATTCCGTAATTGCAATCGGCAATAGTCATATTGGTCAAAGTAGAATTAAGTGTAAAAAATAATGCTACAGGAAAAACAATGTACTGTAGTAAGTAAAAAGCTTTAGTCATAACCATTTCCTCTTGATTTTGTATTTTAGTAATTTTGCGAATGTGCGTCTGTATTGAGCACGTTCGTTTGAATACTTACCGCAAGTATCAAAGTCACCACGAGCCAATGCCTGTTGGTATTTTTCATCAGCTTCGTTGATGTCAACTTTTAAAGCTTCCATTTTTTCTACAAGCTCGGTTTTAGTTTCGTAATGGATATTCATTTAATAGTCTCCATATCTCTTAATTTGTATGTATTGAATTTACCGATTTCTGATTGTAAATCTACTGGTGTCATTACGATAGTGAAATCTGCAATGATGTGACCGTCAGGGTCAAGTCTGTGATTTGTAGGTTTTGCGTATGCAATTCCAAGATCAAAAGTTTTAGTTTTGTAGAGTTTCATTTTTGTTTGTTTGGTATATATATATTATACAAACAATTGTAATACAATTAAACCCCCATTAACAAAACTGTAACAATTGTAATACAAAAAAAAGAGGTGGTTAACCTCTTTTGTAGTTAAATTTTAGCAAGTTCAATCATTACAGCTTCAGCAACCTGTGTTGCTCTGTGTCTAGCTAAGCTGCTCCAATTCATTAATCTTTCTACAACTTCTTCCTGTGTGTAATTTATTTGATAAAGAATTGCATTGTCAATGATGATGTTGCAAGTTTGATCAATTGTTTTTAGGTTGTTCATTTTGTGTTTTGTTTGTATATATATTATACAAGTAATTGTAATACAATTAAAGTGTTTGTTACATAATTGTAATATAATTAATGTGGGCGGTCAGGCGGCTGGTACAAAACTCTAAAACCATTACTGAGCCTTTAATGAGAACAATACGAACCTAGTCAACCCACAGGCCTAGAAAGTTTCT